AAACTCTGCCATTGTGGCTAAGTATTCTCGTTCGGCTTTGGCTTTCATTCTTTGGACATGCTGTTGTTGAACAGCTTTTTCCATATCGGCTTGTTGGTCGGTAACCACAGAGCTTAATTGTTTGCTGGCTCCTTGAGCAGCTTTGAGGGTATTAGCGGCACCTTGAGCACCGGCAATGATTGGATCTGACATTTGAATTCCTATTGGTTTATAAGTTCATAAAACCATTGAGAAAAATTCAAATCAGTATGAGTATTTATGATTCGGTAACTTGACAATTGAGAAAAAATAATTTATAATACTATATAAGTTAAAAAGCCACTAAACTATGGAGAAATTGAATGGCAAGAATTACTGACGCAAATTTGATTTTTGCAGGTTCCGAACCAAAATTTACGGTTGAACTTACTCAAACGGATCTATCAAAAACTCTGGCATGGTATTCTCAAAGTAAAGATAAAAATGATGCATTTAAATATGCATCAGAATTCTTTAAGAAAAAACATAAACTCAACGCTTCTTCCGTATTAAAAGATAAACCATCGACCTTTGGTTTTATTTGTCGTATTGTTAGTAATGGTGGTATTTTACCTGTTCAAAATCGAATTTGGTTCGATCAGGAAATTGAAAAAATTAAACTTGAACTAATAGGTAAAAAAGAAGAAATTGATATTATTCAAGTTAAGACAAATGTAATCAGCATACAAGATCGTATTCGTGAGAAGGCCTCCGAGTGCATTGGTGAGTTGGAAGGACAAATTGATGATCTGATATTATCTCAATTCAAAACCTCTCCATCGCCTTATGGATTATTCCATACAATGAATATTAAGGATGCACAAACAAAATACATTCTAGAGTGGGTTAAATCAAAGCGTGCAGAATTCGATGAAGCGTTGACTAGTGACGATGAACAAATTCGGGAAGGTTGGTCAAACTTTACCAAACCTCAAATTAAAAAAATAATTGCCTATTGTGATCAGGTAATCTTAGATTGTCAGAAAGTTTCGGCAAACTCAATTAATACCCGAAAACCACGCAAACGCAAAACAAAATCACCCGAACAATTAGTTGCCAAAATGAAATATCAGTTGGAATATAAAGAGTTGGGCTTGACTTCAATTAAATCTTCTGATATAATTGGTTGTATGCAGTTGTGGATTTATAATACTAAAACAAGAAAACTTGGGTGTTATAATGCCGAAGATGCTGGTGGATTAAGTGTAAAAGGTTCTACTATTTTGAACTATGCTGAATCCAAATCTGTACAGAAGAAATTGCGTAAACCTGAAGTAACACTACCTGAAGTGTTGAAAGGTGGTAAAGTATTTTTGCGTAATGTGATTGAGAATATTCGTGCTGTTGAGAGTAACTTAACAGGTAGATTAAATGATGATACGATTTTATTGAAAGTAATTAAGTGAAAATTGCATTAGCGTCAGATATTCATTTAGAATTTGCTGACCTTATCTTAAAGAATGAAGAAAATGCCGAAGTGTTGATACTCAGCGGAGATATTTGCACCGTCAAAGTATTTAAGCACAAGCCAAAAGAAAGAATGAAGGTTAAAGATTTCTTTAATCGGTGTTCATTTCAATTCCCTCATGTTGTGTATATTATGGGAAACCATGAGCATTATGATTTCGATATTGCTAAAACATATGATAGACTGAAAGCAGAGTTAGCTGACCTGCCAAATATTCATGTTTTAGAAAAAGAAACATGGGAACACGATGGTTTTACTTTTGTTGCTGGTACATTATGGACTGATATGAACAAAGGCGATCCATTGACCATGTGGCATTGTGGTAAAGCAATGAATGATTTTCAATTAATTAAAAATGGTAATCGTGGTATTTCTGGTGGTGGTTATATTTCTCGTTGGTCAGTAGAAGATTCTGTGGAAGAACATATGAAAATGTTAGACTACATTAACATTGTAACCAAAGATGAGTCAAAATGTTATGTAGCAGTAACACACCATGCACCAACACCAATTAGTATTGCTGAGTGTTACAAAGGCGACACATTGATGAACGGCGCATTTGCATCCGATTTGTCCGAGTTTATTATGGATAGACCACAAATCAAATTGTGGACTCATGGTCATATGCACAATGTATCTGATTATATGGTTGGTGATACGAGAGTGGTTTGTAATCCTCGTGGTTATGCTGGTTATGAACAGAGATCAAAAAATTTCAAATTAAGATATTTGGAGATTTAAATGGGAATGTTTGACTATATTACTTACGAAGGGCATGAGTATCAGACCAAAGATACTCCTGCTCAATCAATTGATAACTACAAGATTGAAGGCCTTGCTCTTTGGTATGAAAACTACGATTCTGAATGGATTGATGATGGTGAAGGTTTTCTTGGCGGCTACTTGAAAAAATTTAATTTACGATGGGAAATGTGTAGTGATTTTGATGGTTTAATCCGATTCTATCGTGAAGATGAAGAATCTGGTGGTTACAAAGCCGATAAGTGGATAGAATATTCTGCTTTGTTCATGGACGGCAAATTATTGAGAGTTAAGGAGATTAAAAGATGAGTGTTACATTTTATCTAAACGATGATAGAGATTATTCACCTACTTTAGAAAAGTGGCTGCGACAATTCATCTGTACAATGGATGAAGGTATACTTGAACCAGGTAACGATAGTGGTGATTCTCCTTTTGGTGTAAAAATTATTTTTGATGGTTATGCTGATTTGGAAACCGAAGAAGAATATATTGAAGCTGGTGATAAAACACAATTATCCTTTGCTATCTTCATACATAAAGATTCATTAACAAAAGAATTTCCTCCACACGAAGAAACTCCTTGGGCTTTGATACATCGTCCAAAAGAAGAAGTTTGTGTGTGGGCATGGTACAATGAAAATACAGATGATGTGGATATTATCCCATTTGAAGATAATAACTCTACTGAACTTGATCATGAATTGGTTTATGATATTATTAATAAAATTGAAGAGCGAGATTCGAATGACTGAAGAACGGCAAAAGATAGCATGGGCAGTATTACAAGGTAAGTTACCTGCTGATGAGTTGACTTATGCGGAGATTGAGGAAATTGAGGATTTAATCTTTGATGCCGTATCAGTTAAGCTAAGTTCGCCTCTATTCTGTACAAAAATACATTAAAATGTACATATTATGATACTAATCGACTTTAATCAGGTAGCAATCTCCAATCTAATGGAACAAATTGGATCGTCCAAAACGGCAGTTGACGAAACCCTTGTTCGTCATATGATATTGAATACAATTCGTACCTATGTGAAAAAATTTAAAGCTTCTCATGGTCCCGAAGTTGTAATCGCATGTGATAATAAAAAATATTGGAGGCGAGAAATATTTCCAAATTACAAAGCCAGTCGTAAAAAAATGCGAGATTCTTCTGGCCATGATTGGAATACTATTTTTGATTGTTTAAATAAAATTCGTGATGAATTAAAAAATTATTCTCCATATAAAGTGATCGATGTAGACACTTGCGAGGCGGATGATATTATTGCGGTATTAGCTATGCGATATTCACCGCATGACAATATCATGATTTTATCTTCTGATAAAGACTTTGCACAATTGCAGAGATATTCATCGGTCTCACAATATTCACCAATATTGAAAAAATATATTAAAGAATCTTTGCCATCATTTCAATTAAAGCAAATGATTATTCGTGGTGATAAAGGTGATGGTATTCCTAACATATTGTCTAATGATGATGTATTCATTTCTGGTGGTCGTCAAAAACCAATTACTGAAGCTAAGATCATTCAATGGATGAATCAAGACCCTAAAGACTTTTGTACCGAAGAAATGCTTCGTAATTATTCTCGTAACGAAACTTTGATTGATTTAACTAAAATACCTGAGAATATCAAACAAACTATTATAGATACCTATGAAAACGCAAAAGGTCATACAAAGCAAGAATTTATGAATTATATGATTGCGAATCGTTTGAAAAATTTAATTGAGGTAATCGATGAGTTCTGAACTATTATATTCCGAGATATTCGAGGAATTTGAAAAAGCCGAAACAAAGGCACAACGTATTGAAGTATTAAGAAAACATGATCACAAATCGTTTCGTGAGTTCTTAGTGTTTGCATTTAATCCATATGTAAAATTTGATGTTGAAGTACCAGAGTATAGGCCATCAATTGAACCAGCTGGATTAAATCATACTTATTTGGACATGGAAGT